ATGGCTATTCAGAGGATATCAAGATCATTTAAGGACATTAGTCTATCATTTGAACCTCATCCTGTCACAAAAGATCTTCCTATTTTGAAAAATGAGAACGCAATTCGTCGTTCTGTGAGAAATATTGTAGAAACAATCCCAACGGAGAGATTTTTTAACTCTTTGTTGGGATCTGATGTAAGAAGAAGTCTATTTGATTTCGTTGATTTTGGTACAGCATCAGTTATCCAAGATCAAATTCAAATTTCTATTGAAAACTTTGAAGAAAGGGTAGAAAATCTACAGGTTATTGTAAATCCTCTTCCTGATGACAATACTTTTAATGTTACAGTAATATTTGATATTATTGGTCAAGAGTTTCCAACACAAGAATATTCATTCCTCTTAGAGGCAACAAGATAAAATGCCTTTCACAAAGTACGCAAATTTAGATTTTGATCAGATAAAGACTTCTATCAAAGATTATCTCCGTGCAAACTCTACGTTTACGGATTTTGACTTTGAGGGATCAAACTTTTCTGTTCTAATAGACACGTTAGCATATAATACTTATATTACTGCATTTAATTCGAATATGGTTGTAAATGAATCCTTTCTGGATTCTGCAACTCTTCGTGAAAATGTGGTTTCTCTTGCTGGTAACATTGGTTATGTTCCTCGTTCTAGAGTCGCATCAACGGCACAGATATCCTTTAATATAATAACTACCGTAGAAACCCCTACATTGACCTTAAAAGCAGGTATAGTGTGTGTAGGGAATGCTAATGACACCACATATACCTTTGCCATTCCAGAAGATGTTACAGCAAACGTTGTAGACGGTGTAGCATCCTTCAATAACCTCAATGTTTTTCAGGGAATATTTTTAACTAAGCAATTTCAATATGATGGTTCTTTGGACCAAAGATTTGTTTTAAACAATTCATTTATCGATACATCAACTCTTAAAGTTTATATTAAAAAAACGGAACAATCTGGACTTGGTATCGAATATTTCCTTTCAGAAAATATTTTTGATGTAGATAAAAACTCTAGAATTTACTTTATCAATGAAATACAAGATGAAAAATATGAATTGAAATTTGGTGATGGATTGATTGGTAAAAAATTAGGAGATGCTGTTGATTCTGATGGAACAATAATCACTGCCAACTATATTGTTACAGATGGAAGAGATGGAAATGGAGCTTCTAATTTTTCATTCTCTGGAACATTAGAAAATGCGAGTGGTGGAATTATAGATCCAGGAACTGTTGAGATTACAACTAATCAATCGTCAATTAATGGTGGTGATATTGAACCTATAGATTCGATCAAATATTATGCCCCAAGATTATACTCTTCTCAGTATAGAGCAGTTACAGCAAGAGATTATGAACCTATTATAAAGAAAATATATCCAGATACAGAATCTGTTTCTATAGTGGGTGGAGAAGAATTGGATCCCCCTCAGTTTGGTACAGTTCAAATCAGTATTAAACCAAAAAATGGAAGTTTTGTTTCAGATTTCAATAAGACACAAATTTTATCAAAATTAAAACAATTTACGGTATCTGGAATAAATCCGAAGTTAACTGACCTTAAGATTCTTTATGTGGAACTTAACAGTTCTGTTTATTATAATTATTCACAAGTATCAAATGCAAATACATTAAAAACCTCTGTTATAAATTCTCTTCAGAAATATTCAGAGTCTCTGGATTTAAATAAATTTGGTGGAAGACTCAGATATAGTAAAGTACAACAAGTTATTGATAATACGGATACTGCAATTACATCAAATATTACAAAAATTGTTATTCGTAGAGATTTGAAACCTGTACTCAATGCGTTTGCACAATATGAGTTGTGTTATGGAAATAGATTTAATGTAAAATCTGGGGGTCTTAATATAAAATCTACCGGATTCAAAATTTCAGGTGAAACCGATACAGTTTATTTGACAGATATTCCCAATGCAGATTTAAAAACAGGAACTATATCAATTGTAAAGCAAGTACCTAATCAAACTAGAGTGATTGTGAAATCCGCAGGAACTGTTGATTATTTGAAGGGGGAAATAATGTTGAACACTGTTAACATCACTTCAACTTCATTAAGTAATGGACTAATTGAAGTTCAAGCGTTTCCAGAATCTAATGATGTTGTTGGATTGAGAGATTTATATATTTCATTAAACATCCCTAAAAGTACGATAAATATTGTCAGAGATGTGATTGCTTCTGGAGATGAAATATCTGGAACTAGATTTGTTTCTGACTTCTATACATCAAGTTATTCAAACGGGAATTTAATAAGAAAGTAATATGATACAAACTGGTTTTGAATCTAGGATTAAAGTACAAAATTTAATCAACAACCAACTTCCAAGTTTTATATTGGAAGAAAGTCCAAATGCGGTAGAATTTTTAAAACAATATTATATTTCACAAGAATATCAAGGTGGTCCTATTGATATTAGTGATAATCTAGATCAATATTTAAAATTAGATAATTTAAAACCAGAAGTTATTGTCGATAGTACAACAACTAGTGTTAGTATAACTTCTACCGACACCACAATTAGTGTTTCCAACACAAAAGGATTTCCCAATCAGTATGGACTTCTTAAAATTGATGATGAAATTATAACATATACTGGAATTACTACTAACAGTTTTACTGGATGTGTTCGTGGATTTAGTGGAATAACTGATTATCATGATGATTTAAGTAGTGGAGAACTTGTTTTTTCTACATCAACAGCAGTAGAGCATTCTAGTAATACATCTGTTCAAAATTTAAGTTCTTTATTCCTAAAAGATTTTTATAAAAAACTGAAGTATACTTTTACTCCAGGATTAGAAAATATTAAATTCGTAGATGAAATTGACGTTGGAAATTTTATAAGAAGGGCAAAAGATTTTTATGCTTCTAAAGGAACTGATGAAGCAATAAAAATACTTTTCAAAGTTGTTTTTGGAGAAACTCCTTCAATTATAAACTTAGAAGATTATTTAATTAAACCATCTTCCGCAAATTATTTAAGAAGAGAAGTTGCAATAGCAGAAGTAATATCAGGAGAACCCTCAAAAATTGTTGGACAAACTCTTATAAAAACCAATGATGAGAACACGACTGCCTCAATATCTTCTATAGAACCATTTTCGAGAAAGGGTAAAACATTCCATAAGATTGAATTTTATATTGGAAACACTGAAAATTCATCTTCAGTTGTAGGAAATTTTGAAATCACCCCAAATACAAAGATAATTGAGGGAGTATCCATAGGATCCTCTATCATAACTGTAGATTCAACTTTAAGTTTTCCAGAATCAGGAACATTAGTTTCTGGAAATAATACAATTTCTTATACTGGAAAAAGTGTTAATCAGTTTTTTGGATGTACTGGTATTAATGATACTATAACTACAGCATCAAATATTAGATCCAATGATACTTATTTTTCTTATGAAGATGGAGATACTTCTAAGAAAGTCGAACTAATACTACTTGGAGTATTACAGGATTTAGTAGAAGAAAATGAAAACTTTAAAGTAGACGAAAATGATATAATCGTAGTTAAAAATCTTGGAGATAAGATTAAAAATAGAAATTTAAACTGGAAAGAAATTTTTGCAAATTCTTTTATATACAATACTAGTGCAAGATATCAAATTGTAGATAATAATTCTACTAAATTAGGATCTACTATTGATAGATCTAGCTTAAAAAAAGGGGATGAAGTTGAAATATTAGAAAGAGGAGGTGAAAATATAGTATTTTCTAATGATACACCGTATATTAAATCCATTGATATTGGTGAAAATTCTTTAGAATTAGAAAACAAACCAAATTTAGATTCAAGTAAAGAATATGATGTAAGAAGAAAATTAAATAAAACAAAATCTTCCGGTTCAGATTTTGGGAGTAGTTCTGTATTATCAGACATTCTTAATGTATATGTTGATAAAGATGAATTCGCATATGTTGCGTCAAATTCACTACCATCAGAAGAAAAAAATGGAATTGTAGATTATCGTCTTGATATTGAATCTAATATTAAGAAGGTAAGTATTGCTAGTACTTTTAATATTGTAGAATTTTCAAAGGATGGTGATATTTGCAGCACAATTGAATTCAATCCTTCTATTCCTTTTTTAGCAGGAGATAAAGTATTCTATTCTCCGCAGGATAAACCTCTAGTTGGATTGCAAACTGGCAATTATTATGTAAAATTAATATCTACAAATCAATTTAGATTATATGCTACGCCTTCTTTATTAGACTCAACTAATAATGTAACATTTCAAGTACCAAATTCTGGTATAGGAACTCATAATTTTATTTTAGACTCTCAAATAAAAACTGATCTAGGAATACAAAAACTTTTAAGAAAATTCCCGTTAGAAAAAAGTATTGAAAATGGTTCCGGAACATTAACAACTCCAGGATCTACTGGAATGTTGATTAATGGTGTTGAAATTAGTAATTATAAATCCAAAGATGTGATCCAGTATGGTCCAATTGAAAAAGTAGATGTTCTTTCTGGTGGAGAAGATTTTGATGTAATTAATCCACCACTAGTTGAAGTTTCTACTGGTGTTGGTAGCACTGCAAAAATTCAACCAGTCGTTAGTGGAAGTTTTAAAAAAGTATATGTAGACTCGCAAGATTATAATATTGAAAAGATAACCTCTGTTAATATTTCAGGAGGAAATGGTAGTGGTGCAGTAATTGAACCTGTAATAATAGAAAAACCAAGAGAAGTTTTATTCGATGCAGATGAATTTTCTAGTGGTGGAGGAGTCAGTGAAACAACCAATCAAATTATATTTTTAACAGATCATAATTTTGTTAATGGCCAAGAAATAATTTATAATCCTCTTGGTAATAATCCAATATCAATTGGAACAGCAGGAAATAATATTAATCTTCCTACTGATTCAGTATATTATGTTGGTGTAATCAATAATAAAACAATAAAATTATATAATAATTTAAGTGATCAACAATCAGATACAAATGTTGTAGGAATCTATACGGGTTCTATTGGAGCACATAAGTTCTCAACCGTTTCATCTTCAAAACAGGTTTCTTACATAAAAATAATTGATGAAGGAAAAGGATACACTAATAGAAAATTAATTGTAAAACCCACAGGAATATCTACAACACAAAACACTATCAATTTTAAAAATCACGGGTTTAATGATGGAGAAATTATTGAGTATGATTATGAAAGTGGATCAATATCTGGAATTACAACCACAAATCAATATTACGTATTAAAAATTGATGATGATTCATTTAGATTATGTAACGCTGGAGTAGGGGGAACAATTGTTTCAAACTATGAGAGGAAAGATTATGAGACATTTAACAGCACGGGAACTGGATATCAATTTTTTAAATATCCTAATATCTCAGTTTCAATCGAGTATAGCACTGTAGGATTTGGAACTACTACTCAAGAAAATCAAGATTTAGTATTAACTCCAGTAGTAAAGGGAAGTATCATTGATGCTTATGTTTATGAATCTGGAACTGGATATGGATCTACTATTTTAAATTTGAAGAAAAATCCAACAATTTCCATAAAAAATGGAAAATCTGCTCAATTAACACCATCTATTGTTGATGGAAGAATAATTAGTGTTTTTACGAGTTTTGTTGGAAGTGAATATTTTTCTGTTCCAGAATTAATTGTTTCTGGTTCCGGAACTGGTGCAGAATTAAGAGCGATAATTAATAATGGACAAATATCAGAAGTTAAAGTTCTGAATACTGGTATTGGATATTCAGCATCAGATACAAAAATTCAAGTTGTTTCATCAGGAAATAATTCCTTTATTGATCCACAAATTAGAAAATTAACTCTCAATAATAATATTGCAAGATTTCCTACAGGAGAAGTTTTATTAGAAGGTAAAGATAAAATTCAATATTCGGTATCAAAGTATTTTGAAAAATTGAGAAATTCTTTTAAAGAAAGTGAAGTAGGATCAGGATCTACAAGTATTTCAAACATAATTGGATGGTCTTATGATGGTAATCCAATTTACGGACCATATGGGTATATAGACCCTGAAAATAAAATCTCAGGATTAAAATTACTAGAATCTGGATATATTTTAAACGAATCGAATGTTGAAGATAGACCATCCGGATTTGATGCTGGATTTTTTGTGGAGGATTATCAATTTAACGGAGATGGGGATTTAGATGAATATAATGGTAGATATGAAAAAAATGAACAGTATCCAAATGGTGTTTATGCATATCATGCTACAATAGATCAATTTCCTTATTTTATAGGTAATAAGTACAAATCAAAATTAATTTCTGAATCTGATTTAGATCAGTCATTTGATTTCAACAATTCTAGTTTATTGAGAAATACTTTCCCCTACAAAGTATCGGAATTAGAGGCTGATTATGATTTTATTAGTGAAACTAGTGATGTTTTAGATCAAAAAATAGAAGTAGTATCTGTAACATCAGACTCTATAAAATCTATAGAAATTGAAAATTCTGGTAGTAATTATAAAGTTGGAGATAGATTAATATTTGATGGTACAGATACTTCAGGAAGTGGTTTAGATGTTAGTGTTGCTTCCATTAAAGGAAAGAGTATCGTAGAATTAAATACAAATTCAACTGAATATTTAAATTCTATTTTTACATGGGAATCTGCAGATAGAGTAAAAGTATCAATATTGCCCAATCATGATCTTTCAAATCTAGATTATGTAACCTTGTCTGGATTTTCTACAAATCTATCAGCACTTAATGGAACACATCAAATTACAGTTCCTTCCTATGCAAATGGAAGATGTCTTTCTACTATAACATCTTCATCTGTAGGAGTCACGACAGAAATTTACGTTTCTCCAATTCCAGATCAAATATCTGTTGGTAGTAGTATTGGTATTGGAACAGAAACTTTAAAAGTTCTTGAAGTATTCAAAAATCAAAATATTCTCAGAATTGAAAGAGGGTTAGCAGGTGTATCACATACTGTTGGAACGGCAGTATCTTTCTTACCTGATTCATTTACAATTGCCAAATCTGCAGATAAATTTGATTCAAAGGTAAACGATAAGGCTTTTTTCAATCCTAGAGAATCTGTTGGTGTTGGAACAATAAGTGGTGTTGGATACAGTACATCATTCACATTTGGTGATATTTCATCTGTAACTAGAAATATTCCCACAAAAGGAATTTATATTGAAAATCATCCTTTTGTAACAAATCAATCAGTTGTTTATACCACTAATGGAACAGATATATCTGTTTCTACTGATGGAACATCTACTTCAGATTTATCCAGCAATCCCAATCTTTTTATTGTTAAGAAGGCTCCAAGTATTATTGGATTAAAGACTGCAATTACAGGTGAAGAATTGTTCTTCCATACTAATGGAGATGATAATGATCAGTATTCATTAGAATCCAATTATATTCAAATATTGGGAGATGTAGATAAGAATGTAGTGACTGTTTCGGTATCAACATCTCATGAACTTCAAAATGGAGATACAGTAACATTAGATGTTCAACCAAATCTTTCTGTTGGTATCGGAACTTCAACAGCAGTTCGTGTTCTTTATAAATCGGAAATTGATAATATCGTAGTTAATCCAATTGGATTTAACTCTACAGGAATTAATACAGTAACTGATGAAATTACTATTTCAAAT